AATGCCGTGCCCGTGATCGGGTTGTAGCCCGATTTCTGCATCCAGCAGTAGTAGACGCCGGCATCGAGGAGCATCCGAGCAACGCCAAGGCTGTTGGTCTGGCTCCAACCGGCAACGACAAGCGTACCCGCGGCGTCGGTAGTCACCTTCACGCCCGCGTCGGGGATTGGCGTCGCACCATCGAGGAGAGTGAACGAGAGGTCCCAAGTCACCGCCCCGGACCCCATCGTGAGGAGGTCGGAGAGTATGATCGCGCTGGCGGCGGCGCCGTTGTTGAACAGCGTGTTGAAGTTGGCGCCGCTGTTGGCGCCCAGCGCCTGCCCGCGCACGGCCTTTGCATCGGCGGACACGCGCAGACTCGCGTCTAGCGCGGGCAGACCGCCGCTAGTGCCTGGCAACACGGCAGGCAACCCATAGGCCAGATCGTACATGTACGATGAGGCGGCAACACTGGCATCATCATCTGAATCGGAATGCAGGTATACCGACAGAAGCTCACCCGATACGACGACGATTGGATCTAACTGGAGGAAAATCTTCGCCTCAACCGGCACCCCGGCAATTACCTGGGGATAACTCACCGCCCGATAGGCCGTACCCTTGCTGATATAGACAGACCAGTTGGCAGCGGCGGCAAGAACCGTCCGGCCTGAGACAAGGACCTCAACCACGACATTGGCATCATTCGGGCAGTTCATGTTCACGATCTGATGGCCCGCACCTGCCCGAAGATCGGTTGCCGCGTGAGTTTCACTTGCAAGCAGTTTGAGTGCCATGAACACCTCTCAGAACAGTTTTGCCCTTGCTGACAGAATGGCGTCGCGGGCCGTTGCGATGTCGTCCGCTGTGTCGGCAGGCAGGTCAAGGCCCAGGTCAGACGCGACTGCTGCCAACCCATCAAGCTGATCCGCCATTCGCACAACGGCGTTTACCACCAAACGAATGCTGTCGGCGTTTGCAATGATGGTGGCTATGCTCTCCTTCGACAAAGCCTCTCCGGGTCGGCCATCAATGATTGCCCTGATTCCGCCAGAAAGCGCGACCCCGGTTGGTTTCATCCTATCGTCCGGCATTTCATACTCCTATCAGACAGTAGTTGACCGTTCCATCGCGTCGGCCGCGGCGCGTATCTCGCCAACCGGATGCACCGGCCCTATCCCCACGCCCGGACAGCGCTTGAACGCCTCAGACCACGCATCGGGCGATCCGAGGTAGGTGTTCCAAAAGGGGAACGTCCAGCATTGAACAGGCCGGGCGTCGTAAATCTCGCAGCCATGCTCCGTCACGAAGGGGCACCGTCCGCCCGCGGTCATCTTCATGACGAAGTGGCCGTTGCATTGCTCGATCTTCTCGCCGAGCAACTCCGCCGGCGCCTTGTCGAGGAACTCGCAGACCGCGGCGAATTCCTGCGCCGAGAGCGCCACGAAGCCGCCGGAACCACAACAACTGGAACATCCAGGCAGACATTTGAACCTTAGACCGCCATTTTGCGCATACCACGCCTCGCCCACGGTTTCCTCTGGTCTAGAATGTGTCGCCTCGCGCGCCTTCTTGCGCGCGCGAGGCGAAGGGCCTAGTCTAGCCCAACAACCTCGAAACTGAAATACGCATCAGCCCCGAGATCGTGGAATGTCCACGTCACCTTGTCCGCAGTGCCCGCGGCGTCCGTGCCTACCGACCAAAACGGCAGGTCTGTATAGACCGCCAAGGCGATATGCGTCTTCGGCGAAAGGGACACGTGCAGGACGGTCTTCATTGCCACGCGCACTGATGCCGCGAGATCGTTGTCCATCAGCGCGATGGTGCCGTAAACGTGGGTCAGGCCGTTGACCGCCCGTTCTCGGCCCGTGATTGTTACTGCCGTTGCAGAGAGAGCCATCTGTCACCTCCTCGTCTATTGCCGCCCGAAGATGAGGTAGTGGACTTTGATGCCGCTGTCTACCCCGCAGGTAAAACGCACCCATTTGCTTCCAGCCTCGTCAAAGACCTTCACAAGGACGGCTTCGACAGGTACGTTGCCTTCGGATTCCACGTTGGCTGTTGCCACGTCCACGATCAAGAACGGGGTACGGATGAATACAACACCGTTGTCGAGGGTCAGTCTGCCGCCCATGACACTCCTGCCCTGCTCGCCGGGGATGTGGACAAGGAAGTTGTTGGTCGGCGTTCCGCTTGTTGACATTCAGCCACCTCCTTTATGCGCTGACGGCGAAGGTCTCGCCGCAGGAGTTGGGAATGGTTGCCGCGGTCTTGGCTCCGATGCCGATCTCGCCGTAGGTGGCGCCCGCCTCGCCCGCGTCCACGAGGATCAGGGCATCGCCAGCCGTTAAGGCCGCGGCGGTTGTCACCAATGCGGAGATGGCGCAGTAATCAACCGGGTACGCACCTCCGATCCAGAACCAGGCGTAGTAGTCGTCGGTGATACTGGCCGCCATCGCCACGGCGATCTTGCCGCTGAGGTATCCGGCGCCAGCTCCCCGTGTCTTGTCGTTGGTGACAGTGGTTGGTTTGACCGCCGTACCGTCGAGAACGCAGATCATGTTGACGAGACCCGCCGTGTACGTCCCATCAGAATCAAGACGCAGATAGGCCAGATCAGACCAGCCGTTCCTTGTCTTGTGGTTGAATACACTCGCCACCATGCCCAGAGAGTAAGCCGCGGCCGCGGTTGGCGTGATGAATCCTTCTGGCGGAACCCACCCGACGCGATGCGGGCCTCCCCAATTGTTTTTGAGGATGACGCTGGATGCCGCAACTGTTTTTGTTGCCATATCTGTTCATTCCTTTCAGTGAAGTTGTGGGGCCGGAAGGCCGGCCCCGGTTTCGTTAGTCAGCCGACCTTGTGATCCCGCACGGAATCACATCCCCTGTGAAAATCTTGATGCCCAAGTCAGCCGTCGTGTCGACCAGCATGATGGGCGTCGCGATTACGACAGAATCATCCGTGAGCACGGTCACCGCCGCCATTGAAGACGTGAAGTACTTCGGATCGGCAGGACATACTCCGCCGACCCACCAGAAACCGTATGACTCAAGGGCGATAACCCCAAGAGCAACGGCAATCTGGCCGTTGGTCAGTGCGAAAACAGGGGTGTTGTCGGGATCGGTGCTCACCTCCCACTGTGTCGTATGGGGGTGAGCAACTGTTCCGGCAGCCGCTGCAGCGGGTGCCGTGCCGAGGGTTTTGTTGCGCAGGTAGCACAATGTAACCGGACCACCACTGACCCTATCCCATACCTGCATCTTCGTACCGGGAGCATATTTCGTCGGGACTGTCACATTGAAGTGACTCGCCCCGGTGAATCCGTCCAACGGCTCCGGTGCCTTCAGGTCAGGAAGCCCCGGAAAGTTGTCGATCAGTGTCAAATAGGCGCAAGCAATCGTTGTTGCCATTCTCGATTCACTCCTTTCATTTCAGCAGTGTCGCGATTAGCTCGCGGGCACCACGTTGTTGAGCCAGATATTCGACTGCGGCTGCCAATTCATCAAATTCCCCGTGCAGTACACGCGGGCCATCGACTGCGGGTAGCCGCCGATTATCACGGCCTGGTCCTGGAAATCGGTCAGACGGAAGAACTCGCCCGGCTGGAAGCGCAGCTCCCACGACGGGATGTGGTAGATGAACATCCACTTCTCCATCCCGGTGTAGTAGGTCGCGTTGAACGCCTGAGCCGAAGCGTTGTTGGCGATGAGGAACGGGTCTTCCACCACCTCGATGCCGTCCACCGTGAAGCTGTTGAACCCGAACTTCACGAGATCGCCGGCGTCGCCGGTGCCCTTGGTGATGGACACGCCAGAGCCGATCACCGACTGGAACGCCTGGTAGAGCGTGGGGCCGACAACGCACAGGAACTGGTTCGCCGGCTCCACCTTCCTCCGCACGACCGAAAGCATCTTGCGGAAGTTGGCGATGCTCAGCGTGATCTCGGTGTCCTGGTTGCTCGTGACGCCGTTGCCGTCGAAGCCCGACAGCACGTCCCCCGACTGCCAGTAGTCCGCCGTGTTGCCGCTGAGGTCGCGGGTGATGTTCCCGTACGTGTAGCCGATGTCGCCCGTGTTCTCGCCGTGGTCCAGCGCGTGGATGACCGACTGGAACAACTTCCCGCCGTCCGTGCTGGCCTGCGCCGCGACCGCCGCCGTCTGGTAGTCGCCGAGCGCGTCCGCCGGCCCCCCTGCGCCGAGCGGGTTGTACATCATCAGGTAGAGGTAGATTCTCGCCGCCTCGTACCCGCTCTCCGTGAGGAACTTGGAGAAGTTGAACACCGCATTCGGCCCGCGGTTCATCGTGGCCTCGCGCCGGGTGTACACGATGGGCACCTGCATGTCCTTCCACCCGAAGGACGGCGTGCCAAGCATCGTTACCCGCCCGCCGGTGAGCTTGTCTTCCTCGCCGAACGACTGCGCCAGGCCCGCCATGTTCGCCGTCTTGATCGGCCGCGTGATGACACTCCCGCCGTCCCATTCCTTCTTGACGGCGCCGGTGAGATACATCTTGGCGAACATGGGCATCTTGATGAGCGTCTGGGAGACAACATTCGGAACCCACATCTGCTTGGTGCAAGACGAGATGTTGGTGTTGTCGATACCCAAGAATTGATCTGCCATTCTCTATGGCTCCTTTCTTTGGAGCGGAATGGCAAAATCACTTTCACCATCCCGCTATGTGCGTGTTGACATTGCTGTGCTCCTTGCGGCACCCTTGGAAGAAATCCGCAGGAAGGGCGGCCAAGGTATCCGCCCTTTCGGTTGCAAGCCTATCCTGCGTAACTCGTCGCGGGTTTCACACTCAGTAGGTGATCAGCCCCGCTTTTCGTTGCTGCTTGAGCGCCTTGTCGTAATCCATCTCAAGCCGGTGCGGGTTGACCGCTATCCGCGGCGCCCCGCCCTTGCCGGTATCTGTCGCGGTCGGACGCTTCCCGCCCTTGCGGGCGGCTTCGAGATCCTTCTGGAGCCGCTCGGCCCGGACTTCCGTTGCGATTCGCTTCACGATGTCCAGCGTCTGGTCGGCGTCGGGGTAGAACTCCGGCGTATATCCGCGTTCCTTCCACTCCGCCTTGACCCGCTTGTTGACTTCGTTGCGGTCGGTCGGGGCGTCCTTCGTCGCCGTCTTCAGCAGACTCCTGTACGCCTGGTGGTTGTCTTCATTCTCCCGCTGTGCCTCGCGGGCGTTGTCCCGATCAAGCAGTTCCTGCACCTGACGCTGCATGGCGACCTTCTCGCGGCCGAGTTGATTCAGGATCTTGTTGCCCGGAATCTCCGTGTTGTTGTAGTCGTCCGTCTCGGGCAGATCTTCCCAATCCGCAATCTCGGGCGCTTTGCCCGAGTCGGGTTTGGCGTCGGTCTTGCCCTTCGCGTCCGTGCCGGTTGCCTTGCCGGACTTGGCAGCCCCAAGCTCGGCCTTGAGCCGTTCGTTCTCCGCGCGGAGAGCGGCCTTGCTCTGGCCTCGCCGGGCTTCTTCCTCGTCCTTGGCCTGCCGGTCTTTGTCCCAATCGTCATCACCCTCGTCGTCCTTGGCGTCGGGATCGTCGGCCGCGTCTTTCGCGGCCGCGTCCTTGCCCTCGCCGCCGTCCTTGTCGGGCAACGTCTCGCCCTCCTTGGGCTTGGGGTCCTCGTCTTCCGGCTCGGTTGGCTCGTCAGCGCCGGTCGGCACGGGACCCTTCAGCGGCTCGGGCACCTTGGGCGCCACGGTGAGCTCGTCGGGATCGGGCATGAAAGCGTCTTCATCCTGCGTACCCAGATCTACTTTTGCATCCGCCACGGTATTCTCCTGTTCTCCCGATGGGTGCCTGTCCCAAGAGGAAGGCCGGTGGGCCTTGGTTCTTCCCGCGTCCGGCACTGGCGCCTCTGTCCAGCGTTGTGGCATCCGGGTTCGCGGTGTTGACATTGCTGGCCGCGGCACATGTCCGCGGCAATCAGCGACTCCGAATGCCGCGCCAAAAAGAAAAACCCTGAGCACCCCCTTACGTAAGGTGTCAGGGCTTCGATCCGAAGATCACCCGCTGGCCGGCGGATTCTCTTTGGCACGGTATTCGATTGTCGTGGAGCCGCTGGGGGGACTCGAACCCACAACCTCCCGCTTACGGGGCGGGTGCTCTGCCATTGAGCTACTGCGGCATTACTACTCTAACCCGCGTCGTGGAAATCACTTCATCATCGCAATCGCCTTGCCCGGCTGGGCCTTCTTCCTCTTCTTCGTTTTCTTCTTCGCTTCGCCGAAAACCGCGGCGCCCGGATTCTTCTCCAGCTTCTGCAAGTTGCCCATGATGATATGCGCGTTCTTGGCGCTGGTTGCCTTCTGCTTCACACTCCACTTGCCGTTCTTCTTATGCATCACGGAATTTCCGTTCAGGCGATAAGGAATAACGCACCTCTCTTTCGATTCATAATCTATTCCTGACCATTATCAAATCGCGCACGTCAACTCGTCCGTCGCCGTTCACGTCGGCCCGCCAGTTGTCGGCGGAGAGAACCGGCAACCCCATCCTGTTTCGCACGAGGATCAAGTCGAGCACATTCACCCTGCTATCCCCGTTGGCGTCCGCCGGCTCCCGGACAGTCACGCTCGCAATCGCACTGCCCATCGTCGGATGGCCGGTGACGATGATCTCTCCGGTCACGCGGGCGGTCAGGAGGTAGAATCCCTCGTCCGCTTCGCCCACAGTCCAGTTGGGATCGCACCTGTAGAGGAACTCGACCTGAAGTATCGTCCCGTTGACTGTCGGTGCACGTGAGAGGTCTTGATGGTATTTGATCTCTACCACCTTGACCCCATCACTGGCAATGGTAACGACGCCCCATCCGAGATCGACGACAGGCACGTCCCAGATGGTCGGTATTGCGGGAAGATACCCAGCGGCAAACTCGCACGGGGCAACCGTTACGCCCGGATAGGTGGTGCTGTCCATGACGTAGGTGGCGCCCATCGCCTGACCGCACAGCAGAATTAACACGAGAACCAGCAATCGCTTCATTTTCTTGAGTCCTTCTTCTACCCGCAGTCGCGGGCCACGTTGCGGTAAGTCTGAGTCATGTGGGTTGCATCGGTTATCGCCGTACATGTCGTTGTGCCGAGTTTTGTCCAGTTGTGCGAACCCACGGCGGTGTCGATTGCCGCGTCAGTCGCTTCCACAGCGGCAGCGGCAGTGGCCTCAGTTCCGTCCACTTTGACAACGGTGCCATCCGCCCCCTTCATGACCAAGGTGTAGATGATAGTGCTGTTCCCATCGTGGACAAGAGGAATGGCCGCGCCTGCATGAAGCGAGATGTCCACATCCTGCGCAGTTGTGCGAACCTTTTGCACTCCACCAACAATCACACCGCCCCGACTCACTCGAACGTTAAACACGTCGTCGCCAGCCTCGTCGTGTGTCGATAACACCGTGGGCGCTCGCACTATGCAACCCACTGGGTCTATCTTGCCTCCCAAGCACCCATTTATGACAGAAGATGCGGTCTCATCGAAGATGTTATCAGGGAAGGTATTGCACTCTGACCGATAGCAGTTAATCGGATAGCTCACGTTCATGATGCGGTTCTGCCCAACGATGTTCCCTTGCGGCACATTAAGTGCTGCGGTGAGATACACCCCTGAGTTCCAATTGGTAAAGTCAGCAGTAATCCCATCAATCACGTTCCCCGTGATGACTTGTTCCAATGCCGTGAAACCCGGGCCCACACCCCCACTGACTCCTTTTCGCAAAAAACCGCGTATTCGATTGCCTTGCACTGTGCCTCGTGGAAGAGTGGGACCAACGCCTAAAGCGCCACAATTCTCGATGTAGTTGTTGTTGATGATATCGCCATCGTTCCTCCATGTGGTGCTTATCATCGAGGACTTGACCGCGGCACCATACCCAGGCGTTGTATTCAACACCGCGCCCGCGCCCTCAAGGATGTTGCCGGTGATCGTGCTCTTGCCCTTCGCCGTAATGCCGCAGCAGGCGTTGGTTGTCAGGCGAACACCGTCAATGTGGAAGCCCGCAGGGTCGGACATCGTGTCTGTCTCGATGGTCATATATCCGCCGGGTGTTGCCGCACCTGACTGAAACTCCGCCGAGCAAAATGATCTCCATTCAGTGGCGGAAAGATTGGCGTCCGCTATCGTCAGCGTCACCCGCAGATCGTCAGCCGCATCGTAGACCTTGACAACGAGGTTCCCTGTGGTTGCTGCGTCCATTCGCACCCATAGAGAAATGGCATGCAGGTGCGTAGCTCCCACCACCAGTGGATACCTGAGAAACTGTTTGATCTTCAGCGCGTCCGGCCCTTGATCCGCTCGCGTGAACTCAAGATGGTAGGGATTGAACGCCGGGTTCACGCCGTCATTGAACGCATGTTTCAGGAGCGTCGTGCCCCACGTCCCGGTCACCGCCGCCCAGTTGTAGGGTTGCCTGCTGGCCACGCCGTCCTCCGCAATCCACTCGCGGAAGTCTCCGTTGCGGATGTAACCCTGCTCAAGGATGACGTTCCCGGTGATCGCCGAACCCGTGCCGCCGTTCCTGATGCCAGTCAATCTGCACCGTCTCAGGATGTTGCCCATGATCGACTTGCGGCTGCCGAGGTCGCCGGTAACAATGTTCAAACCCGCTGCATCATGCGGCAGTCCGTGTACCCGCTCCGGCCACTCCGATTCGAGGATGCCCTGATAGCAGTCGGTGATGTTGTTGGCGTGAATGTTCGCATCGCTTGATGCAGGCACGATACCGAACCAGCAGTTCGTCACGTCGTTGAGGGACGTGTTGATGTGGGCGCTTTCGCAGTCCCAGATGCCCGCCTTCGAGCAATCATAGACCTGATTGTTCGTCACCCGCGCGTGATTGCAGCCGCGCGTGAAGATACCGTTCTGATAACAGTTGGTGATGTTGTTGCCGTCGATCACCACGTCCTTGGAGAAGTAGACGCTGATGCCGGCCCACAAGTCGACGCCCGCTTCGGTATTGTCGCCGTCCGTCGCGCCGAAGTCAGTCACGCGGCAGTTTCTGATGGTGACTGATTCGCAGTAGGCAATGGCGATTCCGATGGGTTCAGCCGCCTTCGCAGCCGTCCCCGTGCCGATGACCCGCAGCCGGTCGAGCAACAGGTCGTGGACGGACGCGCAGGAAATCGCGCCATTGCGCGCTGAACTCACCGGCGCGGGATTGATGACCGAGAAGTTGCTGAGTGCGTTTGACGCGAGTTCGGTGGCAATCGCATAGCCGCTGTTGTCCGAGAAGTCGGGGTTGACCGCGCCGTCCACGTAGCCGCTGCCCTCCCAATTGATTGAGGGCCCGGCGTACTTCTTGGCAAGATGCAGATGCGCCCCGACACCCGCAAAGTCCGTAATGGCGCGGACTGCACCATTGAACACGAATGTTCTCTTTGCCATGATGGGGACAGTATTCCAGTTGGCAAGGTCTGTCGCACCGTCAACCCGTTCGCCGTAGAGGGGATCAACTTGAACACTGCCGCTGGTCAACCGCACCGCGCCCTGCTTGTATCTGCTGCCGCCTCCGTCGCCCATGATCGTCATGCGGTAAAGCGAAGCCTCGTCGATAATCACGCCTTTCTGCGTTTGGCCCACGATGACCGTGCCATCGGGAATCACCAACTCCGCATCCAGCGTGTAGGTGCCATTGCGGATGAAAATGCTGGTAGCCCCCGCCGCCACGGCCGCCTGAAGCGTTGCGTAGTCGCAATCCCCGCTCTGCGCCACCACGGCCTGAAACTCGGTCTTGTATTGTTCAACCCCGTTCAGCGTTTTCATCTCACTTCACCGCCTTGTAGAGTATGCTCACCGCCGATCGGTGGAGCGATTCGATACAGCCGTCCTCGAACACAACCAGCACGGTCGCCCCCTCGACGATGAACGCCGTGACCTTCTTGTCTCCCCCGGTTCTGTGCAACGTCATCGAAGAAAGCGCACCCACCCGATAGAGAGCCTGCGTTGCGAGTACCAACACGCTCAGAATCTCGGGCTTCGCTTCAACCGCCTTCTCCGCCGTCTGCTTCTTGCTCATCTTGTTTGCTCCGGTGTCAGCGTGGGCGCCGCCGCCTGTGGCTGTTCAGTCTGTTCGGGCATCGGCCCTTGCTGTTGCCCCGGCTTCGCGCCCATCATGTTTTCCTGGGCCTGCGCCGCGGCCACTGCATCCTGCACGGTCTGCTCGAAGATCTGCGTCACACGTTCGGCCAAGGCTGGCGGCAACTCCTGCACCGCCTGAATGATGTTGGCAATCGGGATGCTCTGCAACAGTTCGTCCGGGTTCGGCTCGTCGAATGCCTCAAGGAATCGCGGCATGTAGGCCGGCCCCACCACCTGCATCTTCTGCATCGCCTCGTCCTTGTGCCGTTGCTTGTCAAAGGGCAGCGTGGTCTCCGTCTCAAGCTCTATGTCGAATTCCGCGTCGAGCGGACCCTTGAGCATCACTCCCGTCTCCGGGTCAACCACGCCGCCCTTGAGTTCGATCACCGCCTGCTTGTTCTTGTCGCCGACGATCCGCACCGTGTCGCCCACCGTCCGGTGCTTGCTGTCGATCTCCCAGACGAGGGACATCAACTCCTGCCCGGTCGTGCGTTCGAGGTCGCCCGAGAGCACTCCCGTGCGGAGCCGCGTGTTGCTTTCGAGCCGCAACCCTTCGGTCGCCGTAATCTTCCCGCCCGACGACCGCCCCATCGCAATGTCGTTGATGCCGTGCAGCCGCTGAACGAGGTCGACGAGGAAGTTCACCACGGCAAACACGTCACCGCCCATCGGCGCCGGCGTGTTGTAGCGGATGGCGCTCAGCCTGTTCGGCTCGAATACCTTGATCTTGCCGGCGGCCGACTGCAACCGCTGCTTGATTTCCTCGTCCGACCTGGCGCCGCGGAGCGCCCCTTCTTCAACGTCAACGGACGGATCGCCAAAATTCTTGACCCAGTTGGTCACGTGCAGCAACGTCTCGTTGATCATGTCCTGCGGCCCTTGCAGGAGCTCAACACCGTTGCCGCCGCGCCAGTTGTGCGGAACCCACGTGAACGGACCCGTCACGAACGGCCAGTGCTTGTACTCCCAACGCTGTTCGTCTTCCGTCTCATTCAGGACTACATCGCCGATTCGCAGCACGTGCCGGCCATTAGGGAACAGCGGCTCGTCGTACTCCCGGCGGTCGGTCGGCCGGTTGGCTTCCGTCAGCAACTCGCCCGTCTCCGCCAACACGTAGTTGTCGTCGGCGTCGACCGTCACCTTGCCCGAAGTCTCAAGCTCGTCATCCGAAATCGGGGTGTCTTCTGTCACCTTTTTCGTGCGCCGGTCCTTGAACCAGATTTCGAGCAACGTCACCATCGCAAGGTTTTTGTTCGCGGGCACGAGATAGTCCTCGTCGGTAACGCCCGTCCTGCCCGCAATCGCGTTTGCCAGCCTGCCGTAGTAGTCGGGCTTCTTCAGTTCCTTCTGGTTCGTGTTGACATCGCTCGTATCCTGGGCGATGAGATTCGATGGCTTCCAGCCCGTAGGCGTCGGCCCGCCCGTCCCCGCGTCCTGGCTCAGGAGGTCGGATTCCCCTTGCGCTCCCAGCCTGATCCGCTTCTCATGCTCCGGCCAGCGGTGGATGAGTTCCGACACGTACACCCGCCGGCGGATGAAGACCCACTCGGCCTCGGTCGGCACCTTCTCACTGTGGGGGGCCGCGCCGAAGTAGGTGTACGGCAGGAGCGTCACCTTCACCTGCCCGTGCCACTTCTTCTCCTTCTCGTTCCACCCGCCGTCCGGCCGCGCGTCCCAGTACGCGTAGAGAATCCAGTTGCCCGTCAGGAAGCCGTCAAGGGCGCACGTGCAAATGAGCGTGGGCACGTCAAGCCCGATCACGTAGTACCATCGCAGAATGCCCTCAGCCACCTTCGCGCCGGGGATGTCGGCGTCTTCGCGGGGCGCCGCGTGGATCTGCGTCTTGCGCTGCTTGATGAGGCCAAGTTGCTGTTGGAGCGCCGGGTGGATCTGGTTCGCCTGGATCGGCCGCCAGCCGCCCTTGACCTCGAAATACTTCAGTTGGTTGCCGAAGGCGTAGTCGCTCGCGTCCTCAGCCATCTGATCCCACGGCACCGTCTCCTGCTCTGACTGGCTCACCATGTCGTTGATCAGGGCGTTCAGGTCAACCGTGTCCTGGTCTACCTCACTGTCGTCAACCTCGACCGGGGCAGCGTTCTCGTAGAGTTCCAGTGCAGCCACTAAAGAGCCTTTCGCGGAAAGGGAAAGCCGATTCTCAAGTCGTGCTCATGGAAACCGTTGTGGTTCCCGCATGGAAACTGCCGTGTTTGTAGCCTCCCATAAACTCACTCCCGAGTCTCACGTCATCGTAGGACTCCCCGTACTCGGGATACTCCATCTCGCGCGGGCAGGTCTTGTGAACCTCGAGGGCGATCATGGTCGAAAACAAAATATCGTCGAACTGGCCGTCGCGGTGCTCGCGCTTGCGGTTCGCCTTGCGCACGAACATGTCTTCCTCGTCCGCAAGTTCCTCACACAGGCACCGGATCGCGTCCCGGAACCCGATCTCTGGTTCCCTGCGACAAGCCTCGATATACTGGTCAATGAGCCAATCGCGGTTCGTCGTCGACGTCCGCCAGCCGAGCACCGACCTCGGCGTCTGCTCCATGTCGTCCGCCGACTTCTGCCGCTGATACAGCCGCGTGTAGTTCGCCTGCCGGATCACGTCAAGAGTTGACTGCCCCGCGTTGTTCACCTCGGGGCTCATCCATGCGTGATTGAAGTAGTAGCCGGCCTTCAGCATCTCCACGCCGAACAGGTCGGGGTCTATCCGTCCGCACCACATCGCCACAGTTGACAGGCTCCGTCGGTCGAGCACCATGATGGCCGACATGTCGCGCTTGCCGTGCGGGTCGTTCGGGTCAACCGGCAGACCCTCGCTCACGTCCCCTCCAATCGCGTAGTCCCGCACCGGCCGCACGTCCTCGAATACCCGCCAACACCCGTTCGGGTCGAAATCGCAGGATACCAGTTTGGCCTCCGTCCGTTCCTTGTTGGACCAGTCAAGCCGGGCAAACTTCGGGATCTGCGCGGTCTTGTGGTGCTGCTCCCGAATGTAGCTGTAGATCGCGTGGTCGCCCGATGCGATGAAAGCCTCTCTGTCGTTGCGGGGATACTCCTCGTGGAAGGTATCAAGAGATCCGCCGCACTTGTTCTGGATCGCCCACCGCCGCCAGTAAAGTTGCTCCATCGTGGCGTTGTAGGGTGGCTTGAGCGTTTCTTCCTCCTCGGCATCAAGCGATCCCCAGCGATACCACGTGGGCACCGGCATCGCGTACTCTTCCGAGAAATCCAGCCACGAGAAGAACAGGGGCAAGTAGCAGTTGTAGTCCTCTGGATACTTTGCCCTGTGCCGCTTGGCATCCACATACCAGCGGTGAAACTCGTCGCCCTCGCCCTGCGCCGTGGATTCGATCACCACCGCGGTCTTGTACGTTACCGAGGGGTCGGGGATGGTCTGCAAGATGGAGGCCAGCGACGTGCGCTGCGTCTTCCACTTGGCCAACTCCGACAAGTGCGCGAGCTGATAGGTGCCGGCTGTCCCCACGAACTTCCCGGCCACCTGCGCCCGGAACATGCTTTCGTGCGGCGGCGCCCACACAAGCTCGTCGCGCTTGTCATAGAGCGTCCGCTTTTTCTCGTCGTCGGGCAAATGGTTGTGAAAGAACTTCGCCTTTGAGATAACGCGGTCAGTGCCTTCCTCGTCCTGGGCCACGATGATCGCCTTCATGTTGGGCGTGTGGTGGCAAATCGTGTAAAACAACGCCTGCACGCCCGTCGATGCTCCGAACTGCCGCCCCTTCAGGATGATCTGCCGCACCGGGCACCCCCGGTTCCACTGGCTGAACATGTGGCCGACGATCCGGCTCTGAATCCCGTTGAGCACAAGCGAGACTTTTTCACCCGCCTTGTTCTCCAACTGGAGCCGGGTCGCCATCCACGACAGCAACCTGTCCGCCGTCTCCGGGTCCATCGGCCGTTGCAATTGCTCTGGGTTTTGGAGGCTCGAAGTCAATTCCCGCGATCTCCCGCACCTTGCGCTTGCTCTCGTCGAGGCGTTGCGCCGTGTTGAAAATGTTGATGTTCGTCACGGGGTTCTGTCCCCCCCAACCATGCACCCGCTTGTAGAGCCGGTTTTCGATATTGCCCGCCGCGCGGACTACCGAGACCATCTTGTCCGAATCGGCTGACGCCGCGGCAAGAAGGCTTGCCACGCTCAGCACCACAAGCTGGCCGTCCGAACTGCTTATGTCGATCGTCTCCCAGATCTTCGCAAGTTGTGCGGGCGTCACGTTGATGCCGAGTTTCCGCCACGCCTCGATGTTGCCGATGGACCCGGCGACAATCCCGTAGAGTTCCTTGCGCGCCTGCGTGTGCGTCTTCCGCCGCCACGCCTCGATCTCCTCCCGCTTGGCGTAGTAGCCGCCGTCACCGTCAGTCGTCTTTGCCGGGAGTTGGGAGCGTGCCACGGGCCTACCCTCCGCACTTCCACTGCACCGTGATTCCGAACGTAACCCCCACGACGTTCGCCGCGCTCACAATGAAGTCCTCCGACCCGTGCAGGATCAACTCCCCGTCCGGCAACCAGAAGTAGTCCGTCACCCCGTTCATGCTCTGCACGACGAGGATGGTGTCGTACGCCGCGGCGATCTGACTGTCGATGGATATGGTGAGGTTGTTCGCCCCGGGGTCTGCGTCGGCATGCACGTAGACACCGAGGATCTGGAAGGAATTGCCGAAGCCCTGCGAGAAGGCGGCGACCGTGCCGTTCTTCCCGATCGTCAAGGCTACCGGATTCCCGGCGCCCGTCACCCTTGCGGGTAGTCTCATCTCAAGCATTGCCGTTTCTCCTCGCGTTCGGAAGGAACCGCGTCCAATGTGTTGCTCATGAGAAGCAGGAAACGCCCCCCAACGCAACGGCCAGCCTCTTTTCCTGCGCGGCCCTACACGTCCAAGCGTAAATGTACTTGCTTTCTACGCATCGTGTGGTATAATGCTTTCAGACGTACACCGCATCGCGTAGTTTTGGGATAGGATGTCCGCATGTCAAGCCTGCCGATGGACGGCGTAATGCCCGGTATGCTCGTTGCGATTCTGCCAACGCCCAAGGAACACAAGGGTTGGCAGGATTCCTATACCGGCATGGCCGCGATGGGCATGCCGATGGCCGGGCCACCTCCCGACCCCTACGGACCCCTCACTGGCCGTGCCTTCACCGTCAAGTCGGTCTGCCTGCCCTTCGCCGTCCTACAGGCAGAGGGCGAGTCTCCCTTCCCCGTCCATCTCCTCCGCGTCGGCCTGATGGAAGTCACGCAAGACTACGCCGCGGCGCTCGGCCCCAGGCAAGATCCGCCCGCGAGAGGCATCCTTCCTACGTTGCCCGCCATAATCGAATGGCGAGAGCGATTTGACCCCGACATCCCCGACCCCGGACTCGCTGCGATACTCCGCACCATGCCCGAAACCGCGCGGGCCGAACGCAAGGCCAGACTTGCCCAAGCGTGGAAGGATCTCCCCGCCGGCCATTACCTTGGCGAATGCTTCATGTCCGGCGGTCAAGTGTGGGGCACCATTGGTTTCCCATCCCTCGATCACGCGCGAGAGTGGTCGCGGCATGCCGGCGGCAAAGTGTGGTGTTATGGGCCGAAACCCGCTGAAGAACACGGAGAATCCACAAGTGCCTGATCTGTTGAACCTCAAGGACGCCGCCGCACTTCTCGATGTTGACGTGGAGACGCTCAGGCGGTATGTCAGCAAGGGTGCGATAGAAACAATCCAGTACGTGCCACGTGGCTGGCATCACATCCCCAAGGAAGTGATCGAAGGGCTGAAACGTAACCTTCTGAAGAGAAAGGGGCCAAACCAGTGAACCAGAAACAGGATCAGGCAGTCACCAAGGCGCTCGCTGAACTATCGAGCGCCTTCCACGCGGCGATGTGTGGCGTGAAGGCCAACTTCAATCTGTGCATGAAGACGATTGCCAACAACCCCGACATGACCGCGCGCAAGGAACTCACCGACAACGCCACGATGCTCTACGGTGGGTGCATCAAACAACTTCAGCTTGCGGAGGACGTGTTCAAGCAACTGACCGCTCGGGCCAAGATGACGCCGGAGGACATCGAGAAGGAGAAGGCAGTGGAAGAGCTTGAGGCCGCCCGCGACGAGGTGCACCGCAACCTCGTATTCGACGCGAGCGAGGGCCCCCGCATCATCACCCCAGAGAACCCCCGACCCGATCTGCCGGTGGAGGTGGTGCCATGAGCGACCGCGAATACACCATCACCTGTCCCGTAATGGACATCACCTACCATGACGCCCCCGACATCTTCACCTACCGCCGCGACCGTCCCGCGTACTGGTTGCAGCGGATCTGCTTCTGGACGCTGAAGAAACTCGGTTGCACCTGGCAGAAAAAGTGCGAGGAAATACGGTGGTGTTCGTTCACCTCGACAGACCTGCGGAAGGTTATCAGAAAACAGACCCACGAGATCATGCGCCATTCTTCGCATCGGCCGAAGTACATCCTTCTCGGCCACGAGGCCCTTCGCGAACTTCATTTCGAGTGCCTGCAAAACCAGATGGACTTCGACATATCCAATCTCGATCACCCCACTTTTGAGGGCATGCACCTGATCCTCGTGCCGTGGTTTGATGGCATCCTCTGCCTTGAGGAGTTGAAACATGACAACTGACCATCCCGTCGCCTGCAAAGATTGCGCGTGGTGTCGAATTCCGAGCGGCATTATCCCTGCTCTGCCAAAGGGGATTCACCCGCAGCAGCAAGTACAGTGGGAGATGCAACAGCGTCTTCCGCGATGCCGTTGCCCCGAGAAAGCAATGATCGTCTTTGACGCCTTCAACGGCCGGAAGATCGGGGACGCCGAGGTGATGATCGCCCCTCAGTCGATCGTGCCGGCCAACAAGGCGAGGTGCGAGTTCTGGTCGCCGAAGGTGGAGAAGTAGAAATGAATCCCACGTGCTTGGGCAAGATGTACGACATGAGGTCAAGTTACTACGCGCCGGGCGATAATCTCAAGTTCTGCGAGGAATGTCCTTGCTCTCCCGAGTGCGGGAAACTCTCGACCGTCACGCCGGAACCGTTTCACATCTACTTCGATGACATCTTCTGCATGCCCGTCCTCGACGTTGGGCGATGGGCCGACTTGGTGCGAGAACTTGCATTCACATCGCCTTGCGAGATTATCGACCGGGCCGGCAGGAGTCTGCTCGCCGGTCACATGCCAGAATGCCAGATTGTCGTCAGGACAGAAACCAAGATGGTCATGTTGAGATTCCAAAGACGCGGAACAGGTATCGCCCCCGGGATAGAAAAGGAGTCTCCGAAATGAACGACACCGCTTTCACTGAACCCCTGCGCCCCGGAGACTGGGTGAGGATTGTGGCCCCGGACGATGCCCCGATGGCCAGCAACCCGTGGTTGTTCAACAACCAGCAAGGAAAGGTCGTGGACAACACCAGGGAACCGATCAATGCGGGAGGCACATGGGTGGACTTTGGCTGGATTTGCGCCGACTTTCCCCGCTCCAGCATCCGCCTGATCTACAGATCGGAGGCAAAGTGACCTACACGATGTTCTTGGTGTGCAAGAAGTGCAACGAGCGCATCATCATCGGCGAGTACGCGCCGAGTGATGTCATGCACGTTGCGGATCTTGTGGTTCCGACGGCAATGCTTACCTGCGTAGATTACGATGCCTTCCTGTTCTCCCATTGGCCCCACGCCGACGACAAGGCAAATGCGTTCGAGGTGAAGATTGAGGAGACGCCTAATGAATAGTCCCGATCTGACCACGACATTGGCTTATATCGGCTATCTGCATCAGGAGAGATGGTTCGGTGCCGATTCCGAGTTCGTAAAAGCCGCCGATGCCCTATTGCCCAAGATCGACTCTGACAAGATCGTTCTTGTATCAACCGAGTGCGATAATAACCCAATCTACGAAGTGTGGACACAGGCCGTTGAGAGGCGGAAAAAAACCGCAGAGGAGAGCAAGGAGTGATAATGCAAACGTTTGACCGGGTAAACGGACTGACGGTTTCCGGGCTGTGGCTGAAGGGCGCCGATCTGCACGTGCAGTTCACGGATGGAAGTGAGTTGGTAGTGCCATGGCGCGTAGGGCACCTACGGTGGATAGTATTATCCCTTGGGTCTACGCGACCGGCCCGCGCGCCGTGGAATACAACGGACAACAGATACGAAGAGTGGCAGAGAACAAGGAGCACCCCGATGGACAACCTGGCCAACCTGAGCCTTAGCGACTTCCTTGCCCGCATCTGCATCCGCGACAAGGACGGCTACGAAACGCCGTGGAAGCCGAGCGCCACACAGAAACGGCTGATGGAGATGTTTGCCACGATTCCCCACAAACCGATTCGGATTATCATGCTCAAGACAACCCGGCCGCCGGACTGTTCCCCGATGATCTGTGAGTTATGGAGACAAGCCCATGAGCCACGCTAAACACATGCGCAAAGAAGCCATGCACCGCAACAGGGGCCGCACCGACCGCCGCCTGCTCAACAAGATCATCGGCGTAC